AACTATGATGTCACTTATCATATAGATGCATATAAGACAGGTGAGTTTTTAAGAAAAAAATGTTTAGCAACAGGTAGAGTAAAACGAATTGAAGCAACAATAGAAAATGTTAATTTAAATGATTTGGGTGGTATTAAAAGTTTAGATTTAAGTAATGGTGAAAAAGTAAATGGTGATTTCTTTGTTGATTGTACAGGTTGGGCAAAGGTATTAATTGATAAAGTTGGTGCTAAATTTAAATCATATAGAGATAATTTATTAGTAAATAAAGCAATAGTATTTCCAAGACCAACAAAAGAAAATGAAGTTATAAAAAATCATACTGTAGCAACAGCTAGAAAATACGGATGGACTTTTGATTTACCTTTACAAAATAAAGTTGGTAGAGGTTATGTATTTAATGGTGATATGATAAGTGTTGATGATGCTATAAAAGAAATGAACGATTGTTATGATGAAGAAATAGACGTTAAAAAAGTTATAGATTTTAAAAGTGGTCGTTTAGATAAAATGTGGATAAAAAATGTTTTGGCTACAGGATTAAGCGCTAGTTTTTTAGAACCGTTAGAGGCAACAGCAATACATACTACAATATCTCAATTTACACATTTTATGGAAAATTATTTTACAAAAGACTTAAACTTATATGATAAAAGTTTACAAAAACAATACAATGATTATATGACAGGTTATGTAGATGACATAAGAGATTTTATTACCTTTCATTATATTACACCTAGAAAAGATACAGAATTTTGGATTGAATCATCAGACCCTAAAAGATGGTCGGATGAATTAAAAAAGAAAATGTATATATGGCAAAGTAAAATGCCAAGACAAATAGACTATCCACATAGGGGTGTATGGTATGGTATAGGTAATTCATTGTGGTTACAAGTTGGTATGGGTATGAATTTATTTGATAGTGGCATTGCTAAAAAAGAACTAAATTATTATGGCCTTTATGATAAAGCAAAAACAGATTATGATTTAATAAAAGAAAAAGCGACTGCTGTCGTTTCTAATTTACAAACAACAAATGAGGTGTACAACTCTTTATGAAAATAGCATTACTTAACGACACACACTTTGGTGTAAGAAATGATAGTCAGGCATTTAGAAACTATCAATTAAGATTTTACAATGAAATATTTTTTCCATATCTAAAAGAAAACAATATTAAAACACTTGTACATTTAGGTGACGTTGTTGATAGAAGAAAGTTTATTAACTTTCAAACTGCTTCTGTTTTTAAAAAACATTTTTGGGATAGATTATGGAAAGAAAAAATAGACACACATATAATTATAGGTAACCACGATACATATTATAAAAACACAAACGAAGTAAATGCTATTGAAAACTTATATACTAGTTTTGACGGAGTAAACGAACCATTTATATATACTGGTCCTAAAGAAGTTGAACTTGGTGGTTGTAATATATTGTTTTTACCTTGGATATGTGATGATAATATTGAAGATAGTATCCACGCATTAGACAGTGCAACTGCTAGTGTTGTTATGGGACACCTAGAGATAAAAGGTTTTGAGATGCAAAAAGGTATGATAAACGACCAAGGTTTAGAAAAGAATCAATTTAAAAGATTTGAAAAAGTTATTAGTGGTCACTTTCATAAAAAATCAGATGATGGTCAAATATATTATTGTGGTGCTCAATATGAAATGACTTGGTCAGATTATAAAGACCCAAAAGGTTTCCATATTTTTGATACAGAAACTAGAGAACTAACAAGAGTGTCTAATCCTTTAAGAATACATAAAAAATTAATTTACAATGATAAAGAAACTAACTATGCAAATATAGACCTTTCAGAATTTGAAGACAGCTTTGTAAAGATATTTGTTGTAAATAAAACTGATGATAATATGTTTAATAATCTATTAGACAATATGCATAATAAAATAAACACACACGAAATAAATGTTATTGAAGATTTAAACTCTGATGTAACAGCAAGTGTGAGAGAAGATATATTAGATCAAGGTGAAGACACACTTACGTTTTTAGGTAATTACATAGATCAAGCAGATACTGAATTAGATAAGCAAAAACTAAAAAATGTAATAAAAGAAATATTTGTTGAGGCAAGTGAAAGATGATTGTATTTAAAAAATTACGTTGGAAAAACTTTTTATCTACTGGTAATAATTATATAGAAGTAGAATTAAACAATTCACAAACAACATTAATAATTGGTCCAAATGGTTCTGGTAAATCTACTTTATTGGATGCTTTATGTTTTGCTTTATTTAATAGACCATTTAGATTAATAAAAAAAGAACAAATTATAAACACAATAAACACAGCAGATTGTTTAGTAGAATTAGAGTTTACTATAGGCAGAAAAGAATATAAAATTATTAGAGGTATCAAACCAACTATTTTTCAAATATATTGTGATGGTACTCTACTTAACCAAGAAGCGTCAACTATTGATTATCAAAATGTATTAGAAGATCAAATACTAAAATTAAATTATAGGGCTTTCAAACAAGTTATTATATTAGGTTCTTCAGCATATCAACCATTTATGCAGATGAGACCTAGACATAGACGTGAGGTTGTAGAAGAAATATTAGATATTAGAGTGTTAACTCATATGGATATATTGTTAAGAAACCAACAAACAGATTTATCAAACAAAATAACTGAAGCCAAACATCAATGTGATTTAATTGAATCAAAGTATGAACTAGAAAATAAACACTATACAGAACTTAAAAATAGAAGTACAGAAGACCTTGATGTAAAAAGAAACTCATTAGATAAAATAAAAGAAGACAAAAGAAAATATTTAGAAGATGTACAAAAACTAGACAATGAATATAAGTCATTAGAAGATGATACAAAAGACAAACAAAAAGTAGAAAAAAAACTAAAAGAGTTAGAGAAAATAGAAACTAAAATTGAAACGAATCTTAAATCACACGAAAAGAATTTAAAATTTTTTGATGATAATGATTCGTGTCCTACTTGTACTCAACAAATAGAGCCAGAGCTTAGAACAGAAAAGACAAGATACGAAAAAGGTAAGATTACTACGTTAAATCAAGGAATGAAACAATTAGTAGAAGAAATAACAAAAACCGAGAATAGATTAAATGACCTTGACAAAATCTCAAAAAGGATGTATGATATACAGATAGATATGTCAAAAATAACTACATCTGTTGATGAGTTAAAAAAGTATTCTGACAATCTACATAATGAAATTGTAACACTAGAAAGCAAAGATAGTGATACAAAAGATATTGAAGAACAGTTACAAAAGTTTAAAACAGAATTAGAACAAACTAAAACTGATTTAGACAAAATAATTGAAGAAAAGAAATATGCTGATGTAATTAGAGAAATATTATCGGATAAAGGTGCTAAAGCTAAGATTATTAAAAAGTATCTTCCGATAATGAATACTTTGATAAATCAATATTTACAACAAATGGATTTCTTTGTTTCTTTTCATTTAGACGAAGAATTTAAAGAGACAGTAAAAAGTAGATTTAGAGATACCTTTGATTACAATAGTTTTAGTGAAGGTGAAAAAATGAGAATAGATTTGGCATTAGTATTTACTTGGAGAGCTATTGCTAAAATGAAAAACAGTACAAATACAAACTTAATGATACTAGATGAAATATTTGATAGCAGTTTAGATGGTCAAGGTACAGATGACTTCTTTAAGATTGTTAAGGGTATGACAAAAGAAAACATCTTTATTATATCACATAAAGGCGATATACTATTTGATAAATTTACAAACATAATTAAATTTGAGAAAGAACACAATTTTACGAGGTTACAAAATGTCTAAAAAAGATTATAAATTGATACCACCAACAGATCCTAGAGTGTTATCAGCAGTAGCACCATTTACGGATGATATGTTAAAAGAGCATGGCTTTAAAGATAGAAAAGAATTATCTGATAAACTATTTGAAACAATGTTTAGATTTGGTGGCATAGGATTATCAGCAAATCAAATAGGTTTACCATTTAATGTTTTTGTTATGGGAGGACATCCTGAATTAGAAAAAGGAATAAAAATAACTTGTTTCAATCCTGTAATTATACAAAGTAGTGAAGAAACGGTTGTAATGAAAGAAGGTTGTTTAACTTTTCCATTTGTATTTTTATCTTTGACAAGACCTCGTAAAGTCACAGTAAAATACGAAGATGAAAAAGGTGATTTAAAAGAAGCATATTTTGATGGTATGATGAGTAGAATCTTTCAACACGAACACGATCATATGATGGGTAAAGTATTTGTTGATGGTGTAACAAAACTAAAATTAGATAGAGCATATAAGAAAGCTGAAAAAGAAATGGATAAATTAAAAAAATATCAAAATGCAGTCAAGTCAAAAAAGTAGATTATTGAGAAATGGACTTATGGTACAAGAGTTAGAAAAACCAATTACTTTAAAGATACATACAAAGTGCCCTAGGAAGTGGATGATAACAGATTTAGAAACAGGTGAGAAGTATAAAGCCACAGGTAAAACAGAATTATATAAGATGTGGAAAAAGTATGAGTAATTATAAACCTTACAAATTAAAAGACGTAATAGATAATTCAAATAAAGAATTATTTACTGTCATATCTACTTTTGCTGGTGGTGGTGGTTCTTCTACTGGTTATAGACTAGCTGGTGGTAAGATATTATGTGTAAATGAATTTGTTGAAGCAGCAGTAGAAACATATAAATCAAATTATCCAAACACACCTGTTTTACCAGATGATATAAAACAATTAAAAGGTGAAGACTTTTTAAAGATTGCTGGTATCAAAAAAGGCGAGTTAGATATATTAGATGGTAGTCCACCTTGTTCAGCGTTTAGTACAGCAGGTAAAAGAGAAAAAGGTTGGGACCAAACAAAGACTTATTCAGATGGTAAACAAGTTGAAAATATAGAAGATTTATTTTTTGAGTTTACTAGAATTGCAGGTGATATAATGCCTAAAGTAGTTATTGGTGAAAACGTGGCTGGTATTACTATGGGTGAAGCAACAGAATATAGAAATAAAATTATTAATGAATTTGATAAACTAGGGTATGAAACTGTTTATAAAGTATTAAGTGCAGCAGATTTTGAAACACCACAAGATAGAAAGAGATGTTTTTTTGTTGCTGTTAGAAATGATATAATGGAAAATGCAGGTATAAACTTTATGACTTTAGAGAGTGAAATATATCCTGAGCCTGTAACACCTGAACGTATATCAATTAAGTCAGCGATAGATGATTGTAAAAATGACCCTGAACAAGAAAAAGAATTATTTGAATATGTACAAAAGGGCTTTCAAAAAAAGTGGATAGAACTATTAGAGTTTAATCCTAAAAGACATAGAAAACCAAGTGATATTGATTTCATAGATATAAACCCTAAAAGATCAATGTTTAATATGATAAGACCTTGTCCTGATTTACCAAGTCCTACATTAACACAAAGGGGACAACAGATGAGTGTATCAGGTGTATTTCATTATGCCAAGAATAGAAAACTTACAATACCAGAATTAAAAAGACTTATGGGTTTACCTGAAGATTTTAGATTAGAAGGTAAATTTGATAAACAAGCTGAAAGAATCGGTCGTATGGTTGCCCCTCTAATGATGAAGAATCTGGCGGCAAATATATACGAAAAAGTGTTAAAAAGAACAAAATAAGAACATTTATCTTAAATAAGTATTGATATTACTAGCCAAATTAAACCTTGACATTTATAAGGTTCCTGATATTATGGCTGTATGACTAAACTAAACTTTACTACTAAAAGCCAACTGGCTAAATTACTCGCTACAGAAAATATCATTGTAGAACAAAATCAAGTTAGAACCGCATCGTTTGATACGTTGAATCGTATTTTAACTATTCCTATTTTCAAATTTGAAAGTGGTGATGTGTACGATATGTTAATTGCACACGAGGTATCACACGCTTTATATACTCCAGCTGATGGTTGGAAAAAAGTTGAAGATGATGAGTTAAGATCATATGTAAATGTATTAGAAGATACAAGAATTGATAGACTTATACAAAAGAAATATCCAGGTGTTATTACAAACTATTTAAATGGTTTTACAATATTAAACAAAAAAGATTTCTTTGGTATTAAAAGTAAAAACATCAATACAGATTTGATGTTAATTGATAAAATTAATTTGAGAAGTAAATCATCAAATAGATTACCATTTAAATTTACAGATGAAGACCAAATATGGTTGAATAAAGTTGACGACCTAAAAACTTTCAAGCAAGTTGTTGGTCTAGCTAAAGATATGTTAGATTGGCAAAAGAAAAAACTTGAAGATATGAAAAAATTACCTGACTTTGATGAGCACGTAATATCTAAAAATTATGACTTGGAAAAAGGACCTGATGCTGGTGAAGGTGACGGCGAAGGTGAAGAAGTTGATAAACAAAAAAACGTATCTCAAGGTAAAGAAGAATCTAGTGACAATTCAAACAAACCAGCTGTAGGTGATAAGACTGCTAAAGACAATAACAAAAAAGAAGGTAATGCAACTGGTGGTAATGTTCCTGAAGGTGGTGGTAACAAAAATGATAAGTTGTCAGCGATTACTGATAAAGCTTTTGAAATGCAAAAACAAACTTTATATGATGGTGATAAAAAATATACTTATGTTAGTTTACCAAAACCTAAACTAAAAAATATTCTTGTTTATAATAATGAGTTTAGAGATATGTATAGAAAATTTATCAAAAATGAAATTAAAAGTCATACAGGTAATCAGTGGTATTACCAAGAGTTGAAAAAAGATTTTACAAAACATAAAAATGATATGAAAAGAACAGTTATGTATTTGGTAAAAGAATTTGAGATGAAAAAATCTGCTACTGCTTACAAAAAAGCACAAACAGATAAAACTGGTGTTATTGACCCTCTTAAATTAAAAAATTACAAATTTAGTGATGACATATTCAAAAGATTAACAATCTTACCTAATGAAAAAAATCACGGTATGATGATGTTACTTGATTGGTCAGGTTCAATGCAAGATTGTCTAATGAAAACTGTTGATCAGTTATTGAATCTTGTTTGGTTCTGTCAAAAGATTAGAATACCTTATGATGTTTATTTCTTTACAAGTGAAATGGAAAGAGATGACTTTCCAAGAAGATCATCTATTTGTAGCGTAGATGCATCAACTAAAGATAAAAATACAGCATTTGAATTTAAACACGGTAGTTTAAACCTAGATCACGTTAGATTAGTAAACATTGCTAATCACAAAATGAAAACAAAAGATGTTGACGAATCATTAATGTATTTGTATTCAATGGGTCAATATTTTGGTGAAAGATATAGTTGGTCATACAGAAGTGGTAGACAACACTATTCACAAAATCATTTTGGTATACCTAGAGAATTTTGGTTAGGTTCAACACCATTGAACGAAGCTTTAGTTGCTTTTTCAGAAATGGTACCTCAATTCAAAAATACTTATAGAGTTGAAAAGATGACTTTGATTACACTTACAGATGGTGGTGCTAATTCATCAAATGGTAAATGGCATCAATCAGATACAGGTTGGAATATTGAGGATACTTATTCTGGTGAGATGGTATTAAAACATAATGGTAAGTATTACAAACCAGATGAAAAACAATTATATTCAAGTGGTAAGTTAACGACTCATATGTTAAATGTATTGAGAACAGAACACAATGTTAATACTATTGGTTTCTATATTCTTAAAAGAATAAGAGGTTGGGATGGCGAGAAATACTTTCCAGCTTGGGGTAAAGATACTATTAAAAGAAAAAAACAATTTACAAAAGATAAAGTGGTTACACATAAAGAACCAGGTTACAGTAGATTCTTTGTAGTCAATGGTAAAAGTATGGATGTGCAGAACACAGATTTAGAAGGTATTAATCCCGAATTGAAAACTGGTAAGATTAAACAATTATTCAGTAAAAGTATGAAAGGGAGAATCACTAGTAGAGTGTTATTAAACAAATTTATTGAACAGGTGGCTTAAAAATGACGATATATCTAGCAATTATCTATATTGACTTTCACTTAAAATCCCTGTATAATAATAGTATAATCATTAATAAAGGAGGACTAAAATGATTGAGTTGAACAAAGTACAAACGGAACAAGTAACCGTTTTATATGATGTCTATAAAAAAGACGTTTTAACTAGGGCAGAAATTAATGCCGTAGTAAAAAAGGGTAAAATAAAAAACCCATCTTGGCTGAAAACAGACAAGTATAAAGTTGACAGAGGTTGTTACAAATTACCTCTTAACAATACCGAAGATAATAATAAAGTAGATGATAAGGTATTAGATGACGCTCCTAAAAAACAAGAAGCGGCATATATCGTTTCATCTCTTACAGGTGATATAGTTCCTAAAAAAGATAAGGTGTTTGTACCTTTTGGTAACTATTCAGATGTTAAGAATATTATCAAGTCGGGTCAATTCTATCCTTGTTTTGTAACAGGTTTATCTGGTAACGGTAAGACTATGGCTGTTACTCAAGCTTGTGCTGAGATGAAAAAAGAATTGATAAGAGTTAATATCACAATTGAAACAGATGAAGATGATCTATTAGGTGGTTATAGACTTAAAGACGGTCAAACTGTTTGGCAGAATGGTCCAGTAATTGAGGCTATGGAAAGAGGCGCATTACTTTTACTTGATGAAGTTGATTTGGCAAGTAATAAGATTATGTGTTTACAACCAATCCTTGAAGGTTCTGGTGTCTTTGTTAAGAAGATTAACAAATTCGTAAAACCAAAAGCTGGGTTCAATGTGATTGCAACTGCTAACACTAAAGGTCAAGGTTCCGAAGACGGTAAGTTTATCGGTACTAATATCTTAAACGAAGCATTTTTGGAAAGATTTCCTGTTACTTTTGAACAGAAATATCCTACTGCAAAAGTTGAAAAAAAGATATTGACTAATACATTAAAGGCCAATGGTAAGTCAGACGCTAAGTTTGTTGAAAAACTTGTCACTTGGGCTGATGTCATTAGAAGAACCTTTTTTGACGGTGGTGTAGATGAGATTATCTCTACTAGAAGATTGGTACACATAACACAAGCTTATGCAATCTTCGGTGATAAAATCAAAGCTATTCAGTTATGTACTAATAGATTTGATGATGATACAAAGAATTCCTTTGTTGAATTATATACAAAGGTAGACTCTGGTTCTAGTTTAGATGATATTCTAAAAGAACAGAATGAGGCTGACCTTTCTCAACAATTGGAATCAGAGGATGATAGTGACTCTGATGAAACAGATGCAGATCAATCTGCAAGTGTTTATAATTAACCTATTAGTTTAGTCCTCCGTGGGTGGTGAAATATCCACCCACACTTTAGGACAGAAAGGAGTAAAATTGACAGGTATAAAAATAGAAGTAAGAAATAACAACGTAGAAAAAGCCCTTAGGATTTTGAAAAAAAAACTTATGAAAGATGGTGTCTTAAAAGAATTAAAAGCTAGACAATATTATGAAAAACCATCTGACCGTAAAGTCCGTAAGAAAAAAGAAATGATTGCTAATTGGAAAAAGAAACAAAGACTATTAGAAAAATTTAAAGATTAGAGAATTTACGCCCTTTGATCCCTTATATATATTGTAGTCAAGGCATCTCATAAGACCTTGACGGCGTAAATAAGCCGACTTCGTTCGGCGTTGCTAAGGTGAGATTTGGCAGTTTCACTCCTTGATAAAAGAAACTGCCCTTGTATTTTTATAATTAATGATTATATAAATAATTGTACAACGCCATAATGGGTTGTATTAAATAAACTTGCTTAACAAAAGGAGTTATAATGACTAATAAAGCACTTTCTATTTTTAATCAATTAAGACCACTATCCGTAGGATTTGATGATGTATTTGACCACTTTGAGTCAATGTTTGAAGGTCCCACTTTAACACTAGGGTCTAATTACCCACCATACAATATCGTAAAAACTGGTGATAATAAATTTGATATTGAGGTCGCACTTGCTGGTTTCAATAAAAAAGATATTAACGTCACAAGCGAAAACGGTATGTTGACTATCGAATCAAAAGAAGATGATAAGTCAAAAGATAAAGACGGTGAGGTATTGCATAAAGGTATATCTAAAAGATACTTTAAGAAATCTTTTACAATCGCTGATGATGTAGAAATCACAGGCGCTAATTTAAAAGATGGTATGTTAAAAGTATCAATGGAAAAGATAGTACCAGAAGCGAAAAAACTAAAAACTATTGAAATCAAATAGTTAAAAATAGAGAGGCCGAGAACGCATTGACATTTTCGGCCTCTTAATATATAATGGAGTTATATTATGAAATACGGTGAAGACAGAATATTGAACGAGATTGGTGATTATATAGAAACAACTTATAGTCAGCATTATTCAACCACAAAAGACGGTTTTCAAGTACAAGATATGTTAAGACAACTTGACATTGATAAAGATTTTTGTCAAGCAAATGCTATCAAATATCTTTGTAGGTATGGAAAAAAAGCTGGGTATAATCGTAAAGACTTATTAAAAGCAATTCACTACATAGTTTTATTAATGTCATCGCTTGACAAAGACTATATAGAAGATGGCAAACCTGTAGAGGTCTCTACAGAAAACTTTGACTATTCAGGTGTTAGCCATAATGAGTCATAATATATTATTTTAAATTATGAAGGAGATGAAATGAATATAACAAGTGATACACTTTCGGTTTTAAAAAATTTTTCTGAAATCAATCAGAACATTTTATTTAAACCTGGAAATAAGATAAGTACAATATCTGCTATGAAAAACATATTAGCAGAGGCAGAAGTTACAGAGAACTTTGAATCAGAATTTGGAATTTATGATTTACCAGAGTTTTTGAGAGCAGTAGAGTTATTTGAAAAACCTGCATTCAAATTAAATGGTGGTGAGTATGTAACAATTGCTGACGACAAAACAAGACAATCAATCAAATACTTTTTTGCTGATAAATCAGTTATTGTTGCGCCATCTAAAGGCATTAATATGCCAGATAAAACAGTGGCGTTTACTCTTAAAAAAGACGACTTTGGTAAACTACAAAAAGCTGTAAACACTTTAAATTTACCTGATGTTGCTGTTAAGGGTGATGGTAAAGTAATTTCTTTAGTTGCACTTGATAAAAAGAATAAATCATCAAATGACTATTCAATCAATATTGGTGAAACAGATAAGAAGTTTACTGCATACTTTAAAGCAGAAAACTTTAAAATCATATCAGATGATTATGATGTTGCTATTTCAAAAGCTAAAATTAGTAACTTCATTAACAGAAACAAACCTATAAAATACTGGATTGCATTAGAACCTGACTCGGAGTTTTAAATGAGTGATAGAGAATTTGTCCCTATGACACCAGAAGAAGAAGACGAAACTGCTGGTGTAAAAAGAGATGAAAATGGTAATGTAATTTCAGAACAAACTGAAAATAATGAAAATGAATAACTTGAGGTTTATATTATGTCAGACTTTTTATGGGTTGAAAAATACCGTCCTAAAAAAATTAGTGAGTGTATTCTTACAGAAGATTTAAAACATACATTTACTGAATTTCTAAAACAAAAAGAGATACCTAATCTGTTGTTATCAGGTAGTGCTGGTACAGGTAAGACTACTGTTGCCAGAGCATTATGTGAAGAACTAGGTGCAGATTATATTATAATAAATGGTTCAGATGAAGGCCGTCAGATTGATACGTTAAGATACAAAATCAAAAACTTTGCTGCAACTGTATCTCTTACAAAAGAATCTAATCACAAAGTTGTTATTGTAGATGAGGCAGATTATATGAATGCTGATAGTGTTCAACCTGCTTTAAGAAATTTTATTGAAACATTTTACAATAATTGTAGATTCATATTTACTTGTAATTATAAGAACAAAATCATACCAGCGTTACATAGTCGTTGTACGGTGATTGATTTTCGTATTACTAATGGTCAACGAGTAAAGACTGCTACTGCCTTCTTAAATCGCCTAGAAACTGTCTTAAAGGGCGAGAATATAGGGTTTGAGAAGAAGATACTAGCAGAACTAATACAAAAATACTATCCTGATTTTAGAAGAACAATCAACGAATTACAGAGGTATTCTGTAAGAGGTAAGATAGATAGTGGTATTTTGTTTAGTTTATCAGAGGCAAATACTAAAACTCTCATTGTAAAACTTAAAGAAAAAGACTTTAATGGAATGAGAAAATGGGTGATTCAAAATTTAGATAAAGAACCATCATCTCTTTTTAGTAGTGTCTATGATGTATTGTATAATCATTTAGAACCAAAATCTATTCCACAAGCAGTATTAATTATTGCTGGATACCAATATAAATCAGCGTTTGTAGCCGACCAAGAGATAAATATGGTTGCGTGTTTAACCGAAATAATGGCAGGATGTAAGTTTAAATGACTTTATATTTAAGAAAACTAATCGTTAAATTAAGAATGTATTACTGTGACCTACGAGGACACCACGGCAAGAGATGGAACTACGAGCCAGGTGACCACTATATGGGCAGAGGAATTGATAGAAGACGAAGAAATGGAAAAAGTTAGTTACTTTAGTTTGTTTCCCAAACTAGTGTATTCATCTTTTTTAGGTAGAGATTTTACTGGAGCTGAAAAAGAATACACAGAGATTTTAAGTAGGAATACTAATAGAAATAGTAGTAATTCCATATCACAAAATATCAATGTGTTGGAACACCCTGCTTATGCTGATATTAAAACTTGGCTAATAAAAAATTTAAATAATTATAGAGATAACATATTAAATCCAAAATTTGATATGGAAATTTATATAACAGAGTCTTGGGTAAACTATACTAATCAAAACGAAAAACATCATCCTCATAAACACTCAAATAGCTATTTGAGTGGAGTGTTTTATTTGAATGGAATTGATGATGATACCATACAATTTTATCAGGATGAAAATTTATTTGACATTGAAACGGATAATTATAATTTATATAATTGTCCATCTTGGAATTATCCAGTAAGTACAGGTCAATTAATTTTATTTCCATCTGGTATTAGACACGGAGTTGCTACTAATACACAAAATAAAACTAGAATAAGTTTGGCATTTAATACTTTTTTAAAAGGTAAAATATCAGATACAAGAACAATAGGATTGAAAATATAATGTATGAATTGAAAGATTATTTAAAGGCAATAAATGAAACAAAAATGCCTTTGTTAGATTCGGATGATATTACTTGGGAAAAGAAATATCCACCATATGTAATTAATCGTTGTTTATCAATGTTCTATGACACATTGATGTCAGCAAATGAAATGAATGGTTATCACTTTTTATCAAAGAAACTACAATTTCATTTTTTACTAAATAGTGTTAGGAAGAAAAAAAGATTTGGAGGCAAGTGGCTTTCTAAATCTAAAATTAACGAATTAGAATTTGTTAAAAATTATTATGGATATAGTAACGAGAAAGCGAGAGAGGCTCTAACAATACTATCCAAAAAACAAATTGAATGTATTAAACAGAAGTTAAATACAGGTGGGAGAAAAAGATGAGTGATGAGATTAAGTGGTCTCCAGAGGATATGTTAGAGGTCACTATAAACAAACCTGATGATTTTTTAAAAGTCAGAGAGACCTTAACTAGAATTGGTGTAGCAAGTAGAAAAGATAAAACATTATTTCAATCTTGCCATATACTACACAAGCAAGGAAAATATTTCATAGTACATTTTAAAGAGTTATTTGCATTAGATGGTAAATCATCTACATTATCAGAAAACGATATACAAAGAAGAAACACAATAGCAGTATTATTACAAGATTGGAATTTGATTGACGTGGTTAAAAAAGAAGCTACTAACAACAAAGCTCCATTAAGTCAGATAAAAGTTTTACCTTTCAAAGAAAAGAAAGAATGGAATTTATCAGCAAAATATAATATTGGTAAAAAAGTTGAAAAGACTGAAGATGAGAAATAAATGCAAGTACCAAAGTTTAGAGAATTTATCACAGAAACAGATGTAGGTCGTAAAGACAAACCTATAACAGTTGCTATTGTAACGATAGCAGATTCAAAAGACCCTAAAGAAAATACAACTGCTGATCTTATATCAAAAGCGTGTAAGAAAAAAGGCATTAAGTGTGTTATAGTAAATACTAAATCAACAATCATCACACAAAAAGACGAAGACAAAAATACATTAACAGTATATAATTATGACGGCAAGAATGCTGAACATACATTTACTGGTAGAGATACTTGTTGTATAGTTAGAGGTGGCGCTTTGGAAGACGAAGCTGGTTTATCAATCATCTCCGCTTTTCAAAACTCACAAGCATTTATGATGAATACTAGGGCAGCAATGTTGACCTGTGATAACAAACTTACAACTGCATTACTATTTGAAAAGTATGGAATACCCACACCTAGAACAGCATACGTTTCTAACGAAAATAATATTAAAACAGCATTAGATATGATTGGTGCAAAATTTCCAATCATCTTAAAAACATTAACAGGAACTCAAGGTGTTGGTGTAATTAAAATAGAAAGTTACGAAGGTCTTGTGGCTACGTTACAAGCAATGTGGAAATTAGAGGCAGAAGTATTAATACAAGAATATATGCCTAGTGATTTTGACGTAAGAACTTTCTGTGTTGATAATAAAATATTTGCTAGTACAAAAAGAAGTCATAGTAGCTATGATTTTAGATCAAACACACATAGAGGTGCTGAGGCAGAGCCATATATTTTAAGTAAAGAAGAAAAAGAATTAGTTTTAAAAACTGCTAGAGCTTCAAAAGCATATATGGTAGGTGTTGACCATATTATACATAAAGACAAACCATACTTACTAGAAATTAATGGTAGTCCAGGTTCAGGTGCAGATTACGAGGGTTATCAACACAAAGATTATTACTCTGATTCAGAACCAGCTGGTAGAATAGATGGTGAAAAAATGATGTCAAATGTAATAGATTGGGTTAATGATAGAGCACATTGGGATAGACAATCACTTGTTGAGTGTGGTTGGTTAGAAACAATAGACCTAGATGAAATTGGTAAAGTAAGATGTAAGTTTGATACTGGTAATGGTTCTAAAGCTTGTGCATTACACGCTGATGAAATTATATCAGATGGTAAAATTGTCAAATGGAAATATAATGGCAAGACTTTCACAAAACCTAGACACGGAAAAAGTGAAGTGTTCAGATCAAATGCTACTAACGAACCATCAGAAGTTAGACCTACAATCTTACTGGATATTACATTTAATGGTTTTACATATAAAGACGTAGAAGTAGGTTTAGACCAAAGACCTAGGTCAAGTTCTGACTTACTAGTCAATAGAGATTTAATGAGATTAATGAATTTGAGTGTCAATCCTAATAGAACTTTCGTATTAAGTAGAAGATTGAGACCAATTGATAAAAAAGGAAAGCCAGATAAAGTAGGGTTTGATAAGAAGTAGTATTGACAAATCCCTTAAATTATGGTATAATGAAACACAAATAGGAGATATTATGTCAGAAGTGAAAATATTAAGATTGGTTACAGGCGAAGATGTCATAGCCAAAATAGGCGAGAACGATCAAGGTGTAAGTTTAAATAAATCGTTTGTTATCATACCTCAACAATTAGGTCCAGGAAAACCTGTTCAATTGATGATGACACCATACGCACCATATAGTAAAAGCGACACTATAACAATTAAATCAGATAAGATTATTTCTTCAGTAGAACCAAAAGAAGAAATACTAAAATCTTATACTCAAAATACAAGTCGTATTTTACAACCAAATAGCAATTTAATAACAGAAACAAAGTTACCAAAATTAGATAGTTAGTGATTACAGTAAACTTTATACGGACAAATAACGAAAAAGTCCAAGTAAAGGTGCCAATTGGTTGGACTGTAATGGAGGCAGCTAAAGAGGCAAACTTGGATGAGATACCAGGCGACTGTGGTGGTTGTTGTGCTTGTGCAACTTGTCACGTCTATGTAAACAATGCATGGATTGACAAACTTGGTATAATAGATTATAATAAACCTGAACAAGAATTATTAGAGTATGAGAAAGGTTATAAAAAAGGTATTAGTAGATTAGGTTGTCAAATCCAATTAACTAAAGAACTTGATAATATAACTTTTCATTTGAAAGATGATGAACTTTTATAAAAATGTAATTGAATATAGAGGCAAACTTTTGGTTCGTGGTATACACGAAGGTAAAGAGTTTAAAGAAAAGATTGATTATAGTCCTACGTTATATGCTATGACACAGGAACAAACAAACCATAAAACTCTTAATGGTCAATATCTAAAACCTATTACGTTTAAATCTATTTCAAAAGCAAGAGAGTTTAAAAAGAATTATAATTTAGATAATGCACCAATCTTTGGTATGGATAGATACCAATATCAATATATCTCTGATAGTTATCCTAATGATATGCAATTTTCTAAAGACCATATTAAAATATTTACACTTGATATAGAGTGTGGTGCAGAAAATGGTTTTCCTGATGTAGAAAATCCTATTGAAGAACTACTAGCAATTACAGTAAAAAATCAATCTAACAAACAAATTATAACTTGGGGTACAGGTGAGTTTAAAACAGATAGAACAGATGTAACTTATGTAAGATGTAAGTCAGAAAAAAGTCTTATTATGGAGTTTATGAAATTTTGGATGAAGAACTATCCAGATGTTATTACTGGTTGGAATACAAAATTTTTTGATTTACCTTATTTACTTAATCGTATAATTTCATTAACAGATGAAAAAGTTATTAAAAGATTTTCACCTTGGAATTTAGTTGAAAGAGAACAAATAGTAGTTAGAGGTAGACCACAAACCTCTTATAACATATTTGGTGTTGTAATGTTAGATTATTTAGATTTGTATAAAAAATTTATACCAGCAAGACAAGAAAGTTATAAACTTGATTACATAGGTAAAGTAGAACTTGGTAAAGGTAAAGATGAAATGCCATATGATACATTTAGAGAATGGTATACAAAAGATTTTCAATCTTTTATAGATTACAACATACAAGACGTTGAAATTGTTGATGGCTTAGAAGATAAACTTAAACTGATTGAGTTAGTATTGACTATGGCATACGAGGCAAAAGTAAATTATAATGATGTATTTTCTCAGGTTAGAATGTGGGATATGTTAATATATAATTTTTTAAGAAAAGAAAATACAGTTGTGCCACCAAAGGAAGATAATGTTAAGGAAACAAAGTACGATGGCGCTTATGTAAAAGAACCATTAACAGGTATGCATAACTGGATTGTTTCTTTTGATATTAACTCACTATATCCACATTTAATTATGCAGTACAATATCTCACCAGAAAAAATTATTGGTATGAAACCAAATGGTATATCAGTTGATAGATTGTTAAACCATGCGACACCTTTAACACATTTAAAAACTGAAGGTGCTTGTATTACACCAAATGGTGCTACATTTAAAACAGATAGTCCAGGTTTTTTACCTAGACTTATGGAAAAAATGTATAATGATAGAGTTAAATTTAAAACACTAGCATTTCAAGCAAAGAAAGAATACCAAAAGACAAAAGACCCTGTAACTGCTAAAGAAATATCTCGTTGTCACAATATACAATGGGCAAAGAAGATTGCTCTTAACTCAGCTTATGGTGCGATAGGTAATCAATACTTTAGATACTATGATGTAAGACAAGCAACTGCTATTACATCATCTGGTCAATTTGTAATTAGATTTATTGAAAAGAATGTAAATGAATATATGAATAAGATATTAAAGACACACGATAAGGTTGATTACATTGTTGCGTCAGATACAGATTCAATTTATCTTACACTAGACAAATTAGTACAAGCAACTTGTAAAGATAAAACAAAAGAAGAAACATTAAGATTTTTAAACAAAGTTGTCAGTAGTAGAATAGAACCTTTTATAGACAAATGTTTTGATGAACTTGCTGAATATACAAACGCTATTGAACAAAAAATGGTTATGAAACGAGAAGTAATTGCTGATAAAGGTATATGGACTGCTAAAAAAAGATATATGTTAAACGTATTGGATGAAGAAGGTATTACATACGAAGAACCTAAATTAAAAATTATGGGTATTGAAGCCGTTAAATCATCTACACCTGAAGTTTGTAGAGGTAAAATTAAAGAAGCAATCAATATCATAATGAAAAAAGATGAAAAAACTTTGATTGATTTTGTTTCTAAATTTAAAGAAGAATTTTTTAATATGAAAGCTGAGCTAATATCTTTTCCTAGGTCTTGTAATAACTTGGCCAAGTATAGCCATGCCAGTAGTGTGTTTATTAAAGGAACGCCAATGCACGTAAAAGGTGCTTTGATTTATAATCATCAAATAAAACAATTCAAATTGACCAATAAATATCCTTTGATACAAGAAGGCGATAAAATTAAGTTTATAAAATTACTAGAACCTAATCCATTTAAGTTTGATGTAATAAGTTATATGACCAAATTACCTAGTGAGTTTAAATTGAAAGAATATATTGATTACAATATGCAATTTCAAAAAACATTTTTAGACCCATTAAGTTTTATATTGAACTCAATAGGTTGGAACTATGAAAAGAAAGCAACATTAGAAAGTTTTTTTGAATGAAAATAATAAAAGATAATATTAACGATTTTTTCAAATGGGTTAAGGGTACTGATCTTGTTTTACTAGACGACATAGATGTAGCAGAGGATCCTGTTAGACCTGAATTAACTTTAGGTTTTAGAATTACACACGGTAGAAAAATCTTTGGATTAAGATACAACAACGAAATAGAAGCAATAGTATGTATTGCATTGTGTCCTGAAATACCACATACTGTAAGAGAAATGGATTATATGAGTCAAGCAGCTAATTCAAACGGACACGGTGAGATAGTGGTTGCATATACAGTATGGTCTCGTAAACGAGGTGCAGGTAGAGAAATTATAAGTAAATTAAGAGAATGGGCATTAGAAAAAGATTATAAAAGATTAGTTACCTTATCTCCATTAACACCTATGGCAACTCACTTTCATATTAAAAATGGTGCTAAACAAGTACACATAAATGAAGTAACACAAAATTTTGAGTATAAACTATGACAAAAGATGTAACAATAATAGATAATTTATTACCTGATAATTTACACAAAATGTGCTATGAACTTATTACACAGGAAGCTTGTTGGCAATTAAGTATGGCATCTATGGATTCAGCACACAAAATTGCTGGTACAACACTATTTGATTTATATGATGGAGTTAATACAAATACAAGATCACAAACACTTGCTTCAGTAATATATCAAATGGTAAGAACTAAAATACCAGCATTACCAAATGATTTAAGAAGAATACAATTAGGAGCTAAAGCAGCAAACCAAGATGATGTAATACATAAAGATAGTGAAAGAGATGATAGAATAACTGTACTTTATCATTTAAATTACGAGTGGAATCCTATTTGGGGAGGACCTACAGTTGTTAATGGAGTATCCTACGATTATAAACCTAATCGTGCATTGATTTATAAATCAAATTTATTGCATGGAGGTAAAGCTGGTACTGGTAAAATGTTTAGAACTTATATTAATTACATAATAGCTGATAATAGAGATGAATAGTTTATTAATTTTAATCGTTGTAATACATTGGAGTGTAGCACTTGGTATGTATTTTGCTGCAAGTACAAGGTTAACCATACCACAATTTTTGATGTTGGTATTAGGGTTTAGATATATGATGTTATCTTATGGATTTTAAAACAAACAAAAAATATGGAGTGATATATGCAGACCCACCTTGGACGTTTAAAACGTATAGCAATAAAGGAAAAGATAAAAGTCCTGAAAAACATTATTCTTGTATGCCTTTATCTGACATCCTTCGGTTACCTGTTGGCGACCTTGCTAAGGATGATGCAGTCCTCTTAATGTGGGTAGTTGACCCATTATTAGATCAAGCATTTAAAGTAATAGACGCTTGGGGTTTCAAGTATAAGACAGTAGGATTTACTTGGGCAAAGACAAATAAAAAATCTTTAGGTTTTTTTACAGGCTTAGGTTACTGGACTAGAGGAAATCCAGAGATGTGTTTATTAGCAACAAAGGGTAAACCTAAACGGCTAAATAAAAGTATACCACAATTAGTGGTTAGTCAAAGACAAGAACATAGTAGAAAACCAGATATAGTATATAATCATATAGAAAAAATGTTAGAAGGACCATACATAGAATTGTTTGCTAGACGTAAAAGAGATGGTTGGTTTAGTTGGGGTAACGAAGTATGATACTGCACTTGACTCTATCTTTATTATATGTTATAATGATCTATGGTTTTGTCATATGGTTATTAATGAAGTGGAATAATGAACAATTATAAAAGATATACATTAGAAGATACTTTACAAAGTGAGAAAAAAGCACTATTCAATGTGCTATCAACTTTCGCTGGTGGAGGTGGTTCGTCAACAGGTTATAGACTGGCTGGTGGTAAGATACTAGCTGTTAATGAGTTTGTTGAAGAAGCACAAAACACATATAGGGAAAATTATCCCAATACATTAATTATACCTGGTGATATAAACAAGTTGACAGGAAAAGATTTTTTAGATAAGATAGGATTAAAACCAGGTGAACTAGATTTATTAGACGGTAGTCCACCTTGTTCAGCATTTAGTATGGCAGGTTCAGTATCACACGGTAAAGGTAATACACACGCTGATGCATTTGGTAAAACAAAACAATATAGTGATATTAAAGGTGTAAGTAACGTAGAAGATTTATTTTTTCAATTTTTAAGAGTGGCAGATGAAATAAAACCAAAAGTAATTATTGGTGAAAATGTTGAAGGTTTGACAATGGGAGAAGCAAAAGAATACTTCCATAAGATACAAAATACTTTTGAACAAATGGGTTATCTAGTTGTTGCTGATGTATTAAATGCTAGTTATTTTGGCGTACCACAATCTCGTAAAAGAACTTTTTTTATTGGTGTTAGAGAAGATGTTGCTGATAAGATTGGTTTAAATTTTATGACAATGTATCAATTGTATCCTGAAGTAAACAAAGAACAAACTATTTTGAGCGAAGCAATAAGTGATATTGTAAATGAAGACAAAGAAGAATTAGATTATTTGTTTGAGAAGATAGGACCTGATAGAGCTGTTGGTAAGACATTGGCTAAAATGCCTACAGATCCTGACAAAGTATTAACAGGTATGGATTACCACGAGAAAGGTCATCACTTTAATTTAAAAAGAAGTAGTTTAAGAAAACCTTGTCCAACAATAACAGCTATGGGTAATCTTGCTGGTGTCGCTGGTACTTGTCATCCAATAGAGAATAGAAAGTTTACTATAAAAGAATTAAAAAGAATTATGAGTCTACCTGAAAACTTTAAATTAACAGGTCAACATAAACAGAAGTCAGAACGGATAGGTCGTATGGTGCCACCGTTAATGATGAAAGCACTTTCGGAAAGTGTATATAACAAAGTATTGAAACCATATAAGGAGATATGTAATGACTAAATTTACTTTTGCCACAAGCAACGAAGGCTTTGATAATCACATAGATAAATCTGTACGTGGTTATAGTAACTTATGGAGTGATATACTTTCATTGTCAAAATACTTTGTAGAAGACAATACAAATGTTGTTGATATAGGTTGTTCTACTGGTAAGTTATTAAAGGGTATGATAGAACAAAATCAAAAACACATACCAAAAGCAAAGTATATGGGTATAGAAATTGAAGAAGATTTTTATGGCGACTATGTTTTTGATGAACAAAAGTTTGATAATTTAAGATACCATAAAGGTGATGTTAGAAGTTTTGAATTTAATAATTGTAGTTTAGTTACTTCAATATTTACTTTACAATTTATGCCACCAAAAGATAGAGAAGAAGTTATTAATAGAGTATATAATGGTCTTAATGTTGGTGGTGCTTTTATCTTTTCAGAAAAAACTTTTAGTTGTAATCCTAGAATACAAGATATGATGACCTTTACATATTACGATTACAAAAGAAATAATTTTACTGATGCAGAGATATTAGACAAAGAAGTACAGCTAAGGCATATGATGAAACCAAATACAAAGACAGAGTTGTATGATATGTTTACTAATGCTGGTTTTGAAGTACACAATTTCTGGCAGAACTTTAATTTTATAGGGGCGATTGCTTTAAAGAAATAAATATCTTTATGGCAATTACAAAAAAATCTTATGAAGATTTAAGACAGTATTGGGACTATCAAAGAAAAGTAGAATACAATAAAGAGATGGTACACTTTATGGCTGATAGATTTGAGGGTAGAGTGTATAATGATTTTGGTATGGTACATATAGATGAGATGAAAAATGTTTTATGGACAAAAGTTGATCCTAAAGATTATGAAGAACCTAGAAAAGGTTATGTACCAGCAAATCCAAAGTTAAGATTTGAATGGGAAGGTGGGGCATATTTACCTCAACCAGCAATACCTCATTATGATGATGAAAAGCATTGACATTTTAAATAGAATGATATATAATAGAAACATAAATTTATAGGAGTTATGGAATGAGTGATTTTTTAAAAGATATAATTAAAAACGTAGATAATGAATATGCCTCACTAGCAAGTGAAGGTATTGATGGCGCAGATGTAACAAGTTTTATAGACACAGGTTCTTATTCTTTTAATGCTCTTTTATCAGGTAGTATATATGGTGGTATGCCTGGAAATAAAATTACAGCAATCGCTGGTGAAGCAGCAACAGGTAAAACATTTTTTGCTTTAGGTATTTGTAAACATTTTTTAGATACCGATAAAGACGCTGGTGTAATTTACTTTGAATCAGAAAGTGCTATTTCAAAAGATATGATTGAAGGTCGTGGTGTAGATAGTAAAAGAATGGTCATAGTACCAGTTGCTACAGTACAAGAGTTTAGAGCACAATCAATAAAAATTATAGACAAATATTTAGAACAACCAGAAGCAAATAGAAAACCTTTAATGTTTGTATTAGATAGTTTAGGTATGTTATCTACTACAAAAGAGATGGAAGATACAGCTGCTGGTAAAGAAACAAGAGATATGACTAGATCACAAATAGTCAAATCTACATTTAGAGTTTTAACATTGAAATTAGGTAAAGCAAATATACCTATGATAATGACTAACCATACTTATGATGTCATTGGTTCAATGTTTCCACAAAAAGAAATGGGTGGCGGCTCAGGTTTGAAATACGCTGCCTCATCTATCATCTATCTAAGCAAACGTAAAGAAAAAGACGGTACTGAGGTAGTTGGTAATATAATTCATTGTAAAAATTTTAAGTCAAGGTTGACAAAAGAAAACGCTATGATTGATGTAAGACTCACTTATGAAAAAGGTTTAGATAGACACTATGGTCTTTTAGAACTAGCAGAAGAAGCTGGTATCTTTAAGAAAGTATCTACTAGATACGAAACACCAGATGGTACGAAAGTCTTTGGTAAGTCTATCAATACAGAACCTAAAAAATATTTTACAAAGGAAGTATTAAAACAGATAGATGACCATGCTAAACAAAAATTTTCTTACGGAACATAGAGAACATTTATTATTTTTTACACATTTAACAGAAAGACTTTACGACTTTCCACTTAATGATGATTTAATAGATGCTTTACATACAGCAAGAAAAAATCTAAAATTAAAAGAAAACAAAACTTTTGATGATCCTAATTTTCAGTATGGTAATAAAACATTAGGTGGTTTCCAACCTTGTTTTCCAGTTGCCAATTTTACAGATATTACTAAAGAACACGCACCATATTTACAAGACAAACATTTTGAAGCTATAAAATCTTTTAAAAATAATATAATTATAGACACGGTAGATGATTATATTAACAGATATTATCCAAATACTCGTAATGAATTAACGTATGCTAATTGGGCTGTTATGTATGACAAAAATTCTTTTCAAAGAGTACATACACACGGTAGCAGTTTATTTACTTCTATTTTTTATGTTGATATGCCTAAAACAAAATATCCATATGAAGGACAGATAGAAATAACAGATGTAAGTAGCAACCACGATGGATTAACAACGAGAGTAGTAGAACCTATAAAAGGTTTAATGGTAACTTTTCCAGGGAAGTATCCTCACTATACTTTACCTATACAAAGTGAGGGCGAAAGAATTGTAATAGTAAATGATGTTAGGTTAAAAAATAATGACACACCAGGAAAATAAAAAATATATTTTTGTACAAAAAGAAGGTGCAGATTGGACAGGTATAAAATTAATAGATGAAAAATATAAAGGTGTTATATTTAAATATGGTAAGGTTGCATTTGCTAAAGATGAAAATCCAGATGGTACTTTACCTATGAAATTTGATTATGATATTTTACAAAACCCTAACCAAATAGATATTGACAAAAACGAATTTATAGATTATATTGGAGACATACTTTTAGAAGTTTTAGAAAAACAAATAAAGGAAGGCAAGGCAATCGTTGACTAGTGAAAGAATAGAAATAACTATATTAAGAAATCTAATTTTTAATGAAGATTATACAAGAAAGGTTTTACCTTTTTTAAAAGAAATATATTTTTCTGATAGAAATGAACAGGTTTTATATAAACAGATAGAGTTATTTGTAAACGAATATAAAAATCTTCCAACAAAAGAAGCTCTATTAATAGAACTCAATCAAAGAAAAGATATAAACGAAGATGAGTTTAAAGCAGTAAAAGAATTGATGACAACACTTTCAACAGAAGATGTTGATGGACAGTGGTTGTTAGATACTACAGAAAAATTTTGTAAAGATAGAGCAGTACATAATGCTGTGTTAGATGGTATCAAAATTTTAGATAAGAAAGATAAAAAGAGAACACCAGAAGCAATACCAAGTATTCTTGCTGATGCATTGGCTGTTTCTTTTGACAATCATATTGGGCACGATTATTTAGAAGATGCAGAAAAACGATATGATTGGTACCATACAAAAGAGAAAAAGTATCAATTTGATTTGTCGTATATGAACAAGATTACTAAAGGTGGTGTACCAAGTAAAACTTTGAATATCGCTCTTGCTGGTACTGGTGTAGGTAAATCTTTGTTTATGTGCCATTGTGCTAGTAGTTTTTTGGCTCAAGGTCAAAATGTTTTGTACATTACTTTAGAAATGGCAGAAGAAAGAATTGCTGAAAGAATAGATGCTAATTTATTAGATGTAACTATTGATGATTTACACACAATGCCTAAACAATTATATGAAGATAAGATTGGTAAAATTAGGAATAAGACTTCAGGTAAATTAATTATAAAAGAATATCCAACAGCATCTGCACACGCAGGTCATTTTAGAGCTTTGTTAAATGAATTGGCTTTAAAAAAATCTTATAGACCTGATGTTATATTCATAGACTATTTAAACATCTGTACAAGTAGTCGTTTCAAAGGTGGTAATATTAATTCATACACATTGATTAAATCTATTGCTGAAGAACTCAGAGGTCTTGCAGTAGAGTTTAACTTGCCTATCTTTAGTGCAACACAAACAACAAGAACTGGTTTTGTAAGTACAGATATTGGTTTAGAAGATACATCAGAATCTTTTGGTTTACCAGCAACTGCTGACTTTATGTTTGCTTTAATATCAAATGAAGAATTAGAATCATTAAATCAAATGAAAGTTAAACAGTTAAAGAATAGATACAATGACCCAGGTATCAATAGATCATTTATTATTGGTGTAGATAGAGCTAAAATGAAACTCTATGATGTAGAAAACTCAGCACAAAATATTGTACAGAGTAGTGATACTAAAAAAAGTGATCCTGATACGTCATATGAAAAGTTTTCGGATTTTAAATTATGATTTATGATTTAAAACATTATGTTCAACATCAAAAAAGTTTTCTACCTAAAACCTTTTGTGATAAAGTGTTAGGTGAAATGAAATCTACAAAGTTTGAAGAACATACATTTTTTAATCCTAAAACAAATCAACATGCACCTATGAGTGGTAACCAAGAGTTATCAATGAGTTTTGATAATACACCATCAAAAAATGAATTAACAGATAGATTGTGGAATGCAATAAAAAATTATAAAGAGTTTATAAACATGCCTTGGTTTTCAAGTTGGCAAGGATACTCTGCTGTTAGATTTAATGAATACAAAGAAAATAAAAAGATGGCTTTACATTGCGACCATACTAAAGATTTGTTTGATGGTGAGAGAAAAGGAATACCAATATTAAGTGTGTTAGGTGTTTTAAATGATGATTATGAAGGTGGCGAATTTATAATGTTTGATGATTACGAAATAGAGTTTAAACAAGGTGATGTGGTAATATTTCCTTCTTTGTTTTTATATCCTCATAAAGTTGAACCAGTAACAAAAGGTACTAGATATTCATATATCAGTTGGGTATGGTAAAAAAGAAAAAACAAAAAGTAGTATTCCATAAAGGTGATAGAAGACCTAGCAAAGGTGTACAATTAAACTACTCAAAAGAGATGTTAAAAAAGGGTAGAAAGATATTGTGGTGCGTTAGAGAACAACCTAGTAATAAAATTGTGGCAAAATATTTTTTTGAAGAAGACGCTGATAAACTAGTTAAATATCAAAATAAAAATCAAGTCTTTGCTAACAACGGCGGAATACCTTCCTTTTTATACAAAGTCTAATAAAAACATTTATAAATAGTTAAGATATTTGATTTTTTACTTGACTATGGGCAATTATTTTGGTATAATGGAACAATTGGAGAGGGATGTTTAGTTTTAAAGGATTTATAACAAAAGGTACGAATACACACCTAGAACATTTAGAAGATGACATTATTAATAATGGTACTAGAGGTGGCAGAAACGCTGTTAACTTTTTAAAATCATTAAAGAAAATGTTATCTAGTAATGTAGGCGGCAAGCTTAATGTTACAGTTAAATGGGATGGTGCGCCTGCTATTATCTGTGGTAAAAATCCAGAGAACGGAAAATTCTTTGTAGGTACAAAATCAATATTTAATAAAAATCCAAAAATCAATTATTCAACTGGTGACATTAGAAAAAATCACTCTGGTGATTTGGCTAACAAGCTTTCTATATGTTTAAGAGAATTATCAAAATTAAGAATGAACACCATACTACAAGGTGATTTATTATTTACATCAAAAGATTTAAAAAGAACAAGTATAGATGGTGAGGATATGTTTACTTTCACACCAAATACTATTACATATGCAGTACCAACAAATAGTGGTCTAGGTAAAAAGATTGCTAGAGCAAGATTAGGTATTGTTTTCCACACAATGTATTCTGGTAAAGATATGAAAAGTTTAAATGCTACTTTTGGTAGATTTACAGGTTTACCTAGAACTAGCTCTATCTTTATTACAGATGCAACATACAAAGATTCATCTGGTAGTGTTACTTTCAATAGAGCAGAATCAGCTCAAGTAGATAGTATGATAAGAATGGCAGAAGGTTCACTATCAAAAGCAAAACCAGTGTTAGATAAATTTAATACTAACGATGCTTTATCCGTAGGTTATAGATTAAAAACTTTCTTTAATTATTATATAAAAAATACTCAAGGCGATATGGGTAGAGTAAAAGATATGATTAATCAATTTGAAACCTATTATGAAAATATGTTAAAAGCAGAAATAGATAAAGTTAGTAGAGAACAAACTAAAGATAAGTACAGAACATTTTTAAAAAATGGACAAGACTTTATAAACAAACATAGACAATCTATTTACTTTGCCGTAGCAAGTTATATTACTTTACAAAAAGCTAAAAATTTTTTAATTAGAAAACTAAATCAAATACAAAGTGTTGGACATTTTATAAGAACAGCTGATGGTTACAGAGTAACAGCGCCAGAGGGTTATGTGGCTGTAGATAGAGTTGCTGGTGCAGTAAAACTTGTAGATAGATTAGAATTTAGTAGAGCAAACTTTACAATAGCTAAAGATTGGGTAAAAGGATAATGAAAAAATTTAGTAACATATTAATAAATGAAGGCCTTTACGATCCAGGTATATTCAAAGTATTCTTTTTAGCTGGTGGTCCAGGCTCAGGTAAAACTTTTGTTACTGCAGGTGCATTTGCTGGCACTGGATTAAAGTTAGTAAACTCTGATAGATTTTTAGAAAGTGGTTTAAGAAAAGCTAACTTGTCTTTATCAATGCCAGATGAAGAAGAATATTTTAGAAATATTATAAGAACACAAGCTAAAGCAAAAACTGAAAAACAATTAGACTTATACTTAAAAGGTAGATTAGGAATAGTTGTTGATGGTACAGCTAGAAATTTACAACTTATACAAAGTCAATATAATAATTTCAAAGCTTTAGGTTATGATTGTTATATGGTATTTGTTAATACAAGTTTAGATGTGGCATTAGAAAGAAATGCTAAGAGAGAAAGAACTGTACCAGAATATATTACAAAAAAAAGTTGGGAAACTGTACAAGCTAATATAGGAAAATTACAAAACGTCTTTGGTTTAAGTAATTTTTTTATAGTAGATAATAATAGAAGTGAACAAGAATTAATATCACAAACATTAAGTAGAGTTGGTTCTATTGTTAGAAGATTGTTAAATACTCCAATAAGAAGTTACATAGCCAAAAGATGGATGGCTAAAGAAAGAGCAGCTAAAAGAAGATGATAAAAGAAAGTATTATAGACATACCTAGAAGAATATATGCAACAGGTGTATTTGATGATGCAGAAACATCAAATCCAAAATTAAAACCTGTTGTTCTTAAAATGATAAAAGATCAAATTAAAGAATTTGAGAAGTACCATCCTGTAAGCAAATATTCATTAATTGGTTCTATACTTACAAAAAGATATAGAAACGATGCAGATTTGGACATTAACGTATTGTTTGATGTACCAGAAAAAGATAGAGAGTCAGCTAGAATAGCATTAGCTAAAAATTTAAGAAGTATAAACGGAAAACTTATACCAGGAACAAAACACCCTATAAACTATTATGTTATAACTGATCCAAATTTAAAAGATAAGAATGATGCTATGGCAGATGCTATCTTTGATGTAGAAGCAAATAAATTTATAAGAAGACCTAAAGAACAATCATTTGATTCAGAAAAATATACGGCAGAGTTTCAAAAAAAAGTATCTGAAATAGATGTTGTAAAAGGTGAACTAAAAAGAGATATAATAGATTATGAAGAATTAAGAGAATTACAACCAGATGATATATTAGATTTACAAAATAATATTAATTCTAAATTAGAGGAAATAGAAGATAGTATTAAAACATTAATTGACATAGGTGACAAAGTTATTAAAGATAGACAAGATGCATTTAATAACGATATGGGTCCAGAAGAAATTAGAATGTTTGGTCAAAAACATAAACTACCTAAAAATGTTATTTACAAAATGTTAGAAAAATACCATTACTTAAAATTTTATAAAAAATGTAAAGATATATTAGACGATGGTAAAGTAACCGATGCTGAAATAGATGATTTAAAAAATGAATCAATAGCTAGTAAGTTTGATACATTAATTAGAAAGACTATTAAAGCGCCTAGAATTAAAAAAGGTTTACAATTATATTTAAAATATCTACAACAAGGTGTAACAGATGCTAAAAACAAAGCAGCTCAACATATGGGATTAGGTTATAGAGAATTTGGTCTCGCTGTTAGAGATGCTGGTTTACCAGAAGAAGTAGAACTACAAGAATTTAGAGAAGGTAAAAGAATGGCATTTACATTTGGTAGATTTAATCCACCAACAATTGGCCATCAAAAATTAATTCAAAAAGTATTGGCTCAAAGAGCAAACGATCATAGAATTTATTTAAGTAGGTCACAGGATAAGAAAAAGAATCCATTAGAACCACGTTATAAGTTAACAGTTATGAAACAAATGTTTCCACAATACAGTAGAAAAATTGAAATCATACCTACTAATATGGTTATGGATTTAGCATCAAAATTATTTAAACAAGGTTATGAAAATATAACAATGGTTGTTGGAAGTGATAGAGTACGAGAATTTTCAACAATACTTAAAAAATATAATGGTATAAAAAGTAGGCATGGTTATTATCTATTTGGTGATATAGATGTTGTATCTGCAGGTGATAGAGACCCTGACGCAGATGGAGCAGTGGGTATGTCAGCAAGTAAAATGAGAGATGCCGCAGCAAAAGGCGATAAAGAATCTTTCAAAAAAGGTTTGCCAGGTAATTATAGAGGCATAGCAGATGTAGAAAGATTAATGTCAAATGTTAGAGTAGGTATGGGATTACCTAGTATGATTAAATCAGAAAAGATTTATGAAGAACAAGGAGAAAAAGTTATGACATTAAAAGAATTTGAACAACAACAAGTAAGAGATTTATATATTAGAGAACAAATTTTTAACGTAAATGAAAAAGCGTTTAATAAAAAAACAGAAGTTACAGGTAAAGTAGTTAGACGAGGAACAAATTACATAGTCATAGAAGACGATCAAAGTAACTTACATAAATCTTGGATATGGGATTGTCTTCCTATATCAGCAGACAAAGAGGCAGCAGTGAGAGAACACGATTTAGACATAGACTATGGATTTAAAGCTGTATCAGAAATATCTGAAATGGATAAATCACCACAAGACAAAACAGTGGGTAAAAAATCAGGTACACAACCTAAAAAATATTACAAGGACCTATCAAAAGGGGAAAAAGAAAAACGTGCAGACTTCTTTAAAAAACAAAAATATAAAAAGAGTGATGACGAAGACGATTACAAATCTGCCCCAGGTGATAAAGGTGCCAAAACTAAACCATCTAAACACACACAAAAATACAAAAAGATGTTTGGTGAATTAAAGAAAGAATTAGTCAATATGACAAACAAAGAAGCTTACGAGATTGGTGCAGATTATGCCAATCACACAAAAGATATTACACCTGGTGAGAAACCAGATGCACCACCAGTAGATGCCAAATTGAGAGGGTATCCTAAAGATCATAAGAAACCCCATCCTGGGCCTGCTGATGAAAAAATAACCAAAGAAGATATAGATAGTTGGTCAACTTCAAGTGAAACAATAGATAAATATAAGGAAAGGTACGGCGATGATTGGAAGTCTAAGGTTGACGAAGACAAGATAAAAATGTTGTCGTTTAAAGATTATGTTAAGTTTTAGAGATTATAAAGAGAAAATTAGTAAGAGTGTTCACTATCATATAGAGAACAAAATACCACTTGCTGAGAACATTTATAGACTACACAGCGAAGAATTTTATAAGTTGTTTAGAGAGGCAAGAGATTTATTTAATGAGGGTGTTTTAGAAGTACATAGCTCTTGGGATAGACAATTACTAGAAAGTGACATTGGTGAGTTTGGTATATACGAAGAAGAAAAAGTACCTTTAGATATACCAATTGAAGAAGAAGAAAAAAACCCACCTTTAAATAAACCAAAAAGAGGTGGACCTAAAAAGTTTTATGTATTTGTCAAAGATGGCGACAAGATTAAGAAAGTCACTTGGGGAGATACAACTGGACTATCAGTTAAACTGAAAAATCCAGAGGCGAGAAAAAGTTTTGCTGCTAGACACAGATGTGATCAGCAAAAAGACAAAACAAAAGCAGCGTATTGGGCTTGTAATTTACCTCGTTATGCTAAAAGTTTAGGTATGTCAGGTGGCGGAAACTTTTTTTGGTAATGAGTTTTCCGTTTGTTGATATACGAGATGTTTTTGATAAAAATAAATTTACAAGAACATTTAAAAAGAATGTTAAATTAGATGAATTAGTTTGGCATAGAGATAAAAAAGATAGAGAATTTATGGTTATGGAAGGAATTGGATGGAAGTTACAAATGGATAACGAGTTACCATCTGAATTAGAAATTGGAAGAGTATATAATATAGAAAAAGGAAAGTATCATAGATTAATGAAAGGTAACAGCGATTTAAAATTAGAAATTAGGGAGTACAAATAATGAGTTTTATAGAAACATCACACAAAGTTTACAAAGATGTTGTTGAGTCAATGTCAGCAAATCTTATAAAAAGAGCTAAAGAGATTGCTGCTAAAATGGCTGGTAGCTACTCTAATGCTGTAAGAGAAATAGAAAAATTACAAAAGAATTTATCCAATCATCCAGACGTTAAAAAAGCATTATTAACTGCTAACGAAGAAACATTGGATACCTTTACTGCAGAAGAAATATCAGAAAAGATTAAGCCATTTATGATTTCATATAGTAAGAATGGTCAACACGCTGGATTTGAAGACGGTGATAGTTTAGCAGATATTCAAAACAAAGCAGCGTCATTAAAGAAAAAAGGTTTCACTATTGATAAAATGGGTAGATATAATCCACCTGTTAAAAAAGAAGAAATAGAAGAAAGTGCTAGTCAAGTACAAGTAAGACCTGATGGTAAAGGAAACTTTAATCTAATTTTTAGAGGAAAAGAGATAGGTTATTATCATAGAGAAGGTAGCAAATATATTGTTTACTACGACAAAGATGGTGACGACTACGACCAATCAGATGAAGTTTCTAATGAAATGCAAGCTAAAAAATTAGCTTACGATAATATGAATGAAGAAATACAAGAAGGTATTAAACCTTATGTATCTATGCAAAGAAATAAAGATACAGGTAAGATGAACTATGTTGTATTAGATAAAGATGAAAAAGAAGCTTTCAGATCGTCAGATGAAAGAGTGGCAAAAGATTATTGGAAAAAGAATTACGATAAACTAAAAGAATCTAATTACATTGATTTAAAAGGTAAAATGACAGATAGTCAAATAGCCAATATCAAAAAAGTTTGGTCAGGTAAAACTAAAGCTGATTTAACTCAAGGTATTAAAGATATGATTAGCAAGATGGACCCAATTACAAAATTAGGTATCAAACAAGCTAAAATAAATGTATTATCTGATTTGATTGAAGCAACAATGTCACCTCAAATGATAGCAACTCTCAAAAGAGAATATGAACCAATGAGAGGTAGAAAAATTACAGCTGCTAGAGCTAGACAATTAATGAACATACTAGATAAATTAGATGATAAAAATTTAAATTTATTAGCTAAACAAAATATACCTTTTGTATCTAGTGGTTCTAAATCTAAATTAATGGTTAGAAATATGAAAGTTAAGATTACCGACATAGACCCATTCAAAGAAGATATTGATTTAGATGAAGAAATGTTTGAAGCTTGTTGGACTGGTTATAAGCAAGTGGGTATGAAAAACAAAGGTGGCAAAAAAGTACCAAACTGTGTACCAGAAGATAACGAAATAGAAGAAAAATATACTGTACAGATAACTAAAAAAGATGGTACTACTATTGAGTTAGGAAAATATAACACACCTGCTGAGGCACAAAAATTTGTTGATATGTACGGCAAAGGTGCTAAAGTTAAAAAAGAAGAATTAGAAATAGAAGAAGGTAAAATTAAAGATATATTCACTGCTAATAAAGAAGGTGAAAGTATTGCACAAATAGCTAAAAGATTAAAAATATCTTTATCTACTGTTAAGAGTGTATTAGGCGAAGCTATATCAGTCAAGGCATTTAAAAATGCTGTTGATCCATCAAAAAAAGGTTTAGAGATTTCTAAAACTGGTGGTATGAGTGGTACTATTATGATTAAAGATAAGAAAGAATTAAAAGATTTAGAAACTAAAATAGCACAAGCGAAAAGATTATACAATATTAAAGAAACAAAAGCTATGAGCGATAGAGAGAAAAGATTACAAAGAGCTAAAGATATGATTAAGTATTATGATGCTCAAAAGAAAGCCGCTCTAAAAGGTAAGAATAAAGATTTAGCAAAGAAGATGTTAAAGAATGATTTATCTAAATCACAAATTAAAAAAGTACATAAAGTGGCTGACGATTTACCAAAGAAAGACTTTAAAGATAGATATGGTAAAGAAAAAGGTGACGCTGTTAGATTTGGCACTGCAACTAATATGGTTAAGAAAAAATTAGGTATGAAAGAAGAAAAAAGATTATATGTAGAAATGATTGCTGGTCTTAAAAAGAAGTCAGAAAAATCTGGAATGTCATATGGTATTCTAAAAAAAGTTTACGATAGAGGAATGGCTGCATGGAAAGGTGGACATAGACCTGGTGCATCTCAACAACAGTGGGCATTTGCTAGAGTAAATTCATTTATAACAAAATCCTCAGGAACGTGGGGAGGCGCTGATAAAGACTTAGCTGCTAAAGTAAAGGGAAAGTAAGATGACAAAATATCTAAAAACTAAGCCTGGTAGTTTGGAAGACAATTATCAGCAAATGTTCAAAAAAGAATTAGAAAAATCTGGTAAATCTTTAGGTTCAATGAGTGACCAAGAAAAGAAAAACTTTTTTAATAAGATTGATAAAAAACATAAAGCTAAAAGTGAAGATTTAAATAAAGATGATGAGAAAACAGTTAAACCTATTATCAAACAACTTAAAAAATCTGTAACTGCTCACAATAAACAAGCAAAAGATTTAGAAAAAGCTGTTGATGAAGCTGTTGATCCAGAAACTATAAACAATATGAGAGATAAGATTACTAAACTTAATGATAAGATCAATACATTAAATAAAGGTAATCCAGAAAATCAATCTAAAATCGCTGTAATGCAGGCAGATATTGAAGCAACTAAACTCAAAATGAGAGAGATGCAAAGAAAAGATGCCGAAGACAGAACTAAAACAGATACTGCAGAAGAAGTAGAAGGTGAAAAGAAAATGAAATATAAAGAAATGAAGAAAAAAACTATGACAAATAAACCTAAAACTCCTGTAGATGTTAACCCAAGTGTTGAATATAAGTAATGAATAAAAATGAATTTTGTAGCAAACATACCTTATATAAAGTGTTGGGTTAGAAAAGAATACTTACACGACCTTGAGAGAGGACACGGAGAGTTTGTAGAGTGTGTTCTATTGGCCGTCAAGTCAGTACAAGGACGTGCTCTTATGTTTGAAGCATACTTACCAGAGTATGGTGCTTGTTTTGATAAATTTCCTATATCAGCTTTTGTTTGGAAAACAGATATAAAAGAAGAAGAACAATTACCATTGAGCACAATTGAATTGTGGGATAGCTTTAGTAATAATATTCAAGTATGGAGTAAGAGATTATTAAAAAACTGTGATGTAGAAATTATGTTAAAGGGTGGTGGCAGAATGAAAGGTGAATACCTTTTCACAATAGATGCCTGCCACGGTGATAACAATATGATTGATGTTGGTGTTAGTGAAGTACCAAGTGAACATAAACAACATAATTTTGGTAAACTAAACAATGGACAATTCTTTGCTCAACCAAATAATAGAATGTTATGGTACGAACAAAGTTTAACACCTAAAGAATTAAAAAGACCAGACTTTCAAGTATCAACAAGAGAGTTTTTCTGTGAACAAGAAAGTAAATGGGCGTTTGGTGATAGTAATGATTACTTTTACAAAGACGAGGAGAGAGAAGAAAAATAATGTTACCTAGAATTTATTGTGATATGGATGGAGTATTATGTGACTTCAAAAAAAGCGCAGAGAAAGTTACAGGCAAACCTATCTCTCAATGGATGTATGCAAGTAAAACAGAAAAGTGGGATAAGATAAAAAACAATAAGAGATTTTGGTATGATCTACCTTGGCAACCAGGTGGTAGAGAACTATGGGCATTCATATCACGTTATAATCCACACATACTATCGGCGCATGTTGAAGAAACACACGACCCTAATTGTATACCAGGTAAATCACATTGGGCTAGAAGTAATCTAGGTCTAGGTTTCAATAGAATTAATCTCGTAAAGAGAGTACAAAAACAAAACTTTGCCAATAAAAACTCTATACTCATTGATGATTATAGAAAAAATACAGATCAATTTACTGCTAGAGGAGGCAAAGGAATAGTACACACTAGCACGTCAATTACCATAAGAGAACTTAAAAAACTAGGCTTTTAATCTTATAAATATACACATATATATTTAAAATTGAGTACCTTAACAATTAACAAAGGGAGAGAATACTATGTCAAGTTGGGCAAAAGCGGATGCCGCAGGGTCGGCTCCATTATGGGCAGCAAGCCAATTCGGTTTAGCGCCTACAACAGGAAACAGAACTACGTTGTTTGGTAATACAACAGCAGATCAAATTATTACTAATTCAACAATAGGGTTGTTTAATTACACACACAGTGAAGTGCCAGCAGGCGCTCACCAAGGTTGGGTTTTGAAAACAACTGGTAAGTCTAGCTCAGGAAGAGATGGACGAGTAACAGTTGAAACATTAGTATGTATGACATCTAATACATAATAATTAATTAGTGGCCTCTTCGGAGGCCACATTAAAGAGGAAAATAAAATGGCTAAATGGGCTTATATAAAATACAAAGGTGCTGCAGATAGAGATGCACATAGAGGTGTAGTATATGATATACAAGACACACCTTCTAATCCTGAAGTAGAAAGAAATATGAGAGCAGAAGAAGTAAATACTACAGGTCCTAGTGGCGAGTGGATTCAATGCTCTGATGATACAGCTTTAGGTGATGCATATGATGGTAATGGTAATTGGGTAGTAATGGCCGATTATCTTACTGGTAGAGAAAACGGCACTATAACTTGGTAATAAATATATTAACAAAGTGATGTAGGAAAATACCTACAGTAGCATTCCCGAAAGGGTTAATAGGAGATAAAAATGGCAGATAAAAAAATAACAGCGCTGACCGATTTAGGTACAGCATTAGCAGATGCGGATTTGTTTCACGTTGTGGACGACCCATCAAACACACCAATAAACAAAAAGATTTCAGCAGCAAATGTTTTTAACAACATACCGTCTTGGTTAGGATTGAAACAAACATCTCAATCATTAACTTCAGATGGATCAACTGCATTAATTATTGATGTAACATCAGCAATAACAGAAATCAATGCAACAGGTGGTACAGGTGCAGCTTCAGTAGCAGATGGTGCAGATGGTCAAGTTAAGACTATCATTAACACAGCAACATCAGGAACTAGTGCAATCACAGTAACACCAGCAAGCAGAAGAGGTTATTCGTCAATCACTTTAGATAAAGAAGGTGAGACAGTTACTTTGATGTTTAAAAATTCAAAATGGAATGTCATTGCAGAAGGTAATGGCGCAACAGTGAACGCTTAATTTATTAAGGAGATATTATGGCTATTGATGAGAAATTAATTATAGAAGAAAAAAAACTATTAGAAAAAGATTTTAGTACATTAAAAACTAAAATTGAAAAGTTTGAAGCAGACTTGGGTCAAATGAGAAGCAATTTAAATGCAATCTATGGCGCAATACAACAATGTGACAAACTTATGAAAATAGGGAAAGAGAAACAAGATGAAAAGGTTTAAATCTTACATAAACGAAGAGGATTTAAAAGACTTTGAAGAAGATTTGGTAGGTTCGTCAGAAGTAAAATCTGATAAAGACCAAAAAAAAACTAAAGAAGAAGAGGAAAAAAATGAAAACATTTAAACAACATATAAAGGAAAGTCACGCTTCTTATGGTGTTGGTACGCAGGATCAAAATTCTGCTGAAGACAGCAACAAAGGTGCACACAATATTGACAATCCTGAAGTTTTAAAAAGTGTGAATGCTTTTGTTGGCGCAATTGCAGACCGTGAATATATAGACCCTTCTCACGCTGTTAATGAATTAAAAGAAAAACTAGGAAGACTTGGTTTATCTTTTGATGATGTTAAGTTAGAGGGAGATAATGGAACAGTTACACTAGCAGTGAAACAGTTTGGTGGTAGATTTGGTAAGGACATAGATGGTGCCGATATTAATGATGATGGAGTTAGTCATAAAAAATCTGGTGGCTTAAAAATAGAGTTTAAACACGAAAAAATGTCAAACAATACATCAAAAGTTTTTGCTAAATTAGTATAACTTTTTATTGTTTGATATTATGTTTAAACAGATCACTGAAGATAATTGGTTGTTGTTTGCACAACAAAACTATGACAATCCTACTCTACAAAAAGAGGAGGAATTATATGATGACTTGAAAAGATTTAAGTATTTAAAACGTCTATTAAGAAAATATAAACATACAGGCGATTTAAATATTAGACTTGTGGTTAATCATATTATAGTTTTACAAAATGTATTTGGTGTAGAAGCTTCGGTTACATTATTGTTATATAAATTAAATACACAATATTGGCCAGCTTTAAAATCTGTTTTGAACTATCTAAATTATCTATATCCACACGAATTAAATATTGTGGGTGCAGATGATAATGTAGAAAAAATGTTAGAGGAACTATAATGGCAAGTAGAAGTGTGGATTTATTAATAGCTTACAGAATTATAAAACTATTAGTAACTCCATTTAATAAACAAGAAGCTTATAAGACAGGTATCATAGACGAAAAGGGTAAAGTCTTAAAGAAGATGAAAGACTTAACTACGGAAAAAGAACGTAGCTCTTATACTATGTTACATAGATTTATTTTCAATCTAAAAAGAATATTACAAAAATTTGGATTAGGAAGTAAAGTAGGTTCTTTTGCTGTCGCTATGGGACTACTGCTCAAAGAAGACAAATCCTTTCAACAACATCAATCACTAATAGAATCAACACTTGTAAAATATCTAAAAGAAAATAAAGACTTTGATATGCCTACGATAAATGAAGAAGTTTTTAAACAAGATATTTTACCAGAAGGTAATTACAAAGTAAACTATGATGTAATTGATGAAGTAGGTAACATAGTGGCTAACAAAAATGATATTGTAGTTACTGAAAAAAGTATTAAGCCATTAAACACAATACTTGGTATTGATTTGTATGAAGTTATACATAGTCAAACTGGTAAATACTTTACTATAAATGGAGATAATTTAACAAATGCCTAGTCAAAAATACAAAGAGTTTTTAAGAAAACATACTACTGAAGATATTGTTAATAAAATGAGTGAAGGAAAACAAACTACAGAAGATGCTCCAACAAACTCTGTTGGTACAGGTGCTAATGTAGCATTGCCACCAACACACGAGCCAGGAGTTAAAAAGAAAAAGAAAAAAGATACTGTCATAGGAACTTTAAAAAGATATGTCAAAGAAAACAACGATAACAATAATGTTATTTTAAAACAAATACTTGACACAATAGATAAAGTTGAAATGAAAATTGACAATAAAGATGGTAAAACAGATATTGAATTAGTAAAAGAACAACCAAAAAAATCATTCAAAGAAAAGTACAAGTTAGGTGAGTATGGAAATCCTAACTTTGTAGGAGTGGGTGGGTTTTCTATTGGTAGTGTAGACAGTTTCAAACCTATAGCTGATTTAGGTGACGGTCCTCCAAAAGGACAAGGAAGTAGAGATAGTAGAGCTATGGGTTTAGTTGCTCAAAAGAAAAATATCAAACAAAAGAAAATAAAACAAAAGAAGGATTAATATGGAACTATTAATAGCTTTGGCAACAAAATTTTGGCAATGGTCATTATTAATTATATTAGTGATTGTTGGTCTAATAATTAATTTATTAGATAGAAGAAAAAGTAATTGCACATTTCATTACGAAGAACTACCACATTTACAACCTATTAAAATATCTACAAAGGGAAAAGGTTTTTTCAAAGGTATAATTATGTGGCTTCTTTCAACAAGAAATTGGAAGATTACAAAAGATTGGAAATATAGATACAATGGTATTGAGTATATCATACCAGCTGGTTTTCAATTTGACGGAGCAAGTATACCAAAATTTTTAAGAACATTTTTTTCACCAGTAGGTGTATTACTTGTTGGTGGTTTAGTACACGATTATATGTACAAATATGCGTGTATGAAAAGAACTGTCTCAAAAGATTCACTTATGTTAGTAGATCAAAAGAAAGCAGATCAAATCTTTAGAGATATAAACATAGAAGTAAATGGATTTTATTTTATGAATTATCTAGCATACTGGTCATTAAGAATAGGTGGCTTTGTTGCGTGGAATGGTCATAGAAAAAGAGAAAAAAAATAAGGAGAACTTATGTTTTTTACAATAGGAATAATTATAGGATTTGTTTTAGGTTGGTTCGTAAACGACAAATGGGACTGGGTAAAATCTAAAGCAGTATTTTGGAAAAAGTAAACAATGAGATTATTTTTAATAGGCATCATCATCACATCATTATTAGGTGCTGGTGCCTATGTGCTTAAACTACAAAGAGATAATGGTATTTTAAAAGCGAATGCTGTTAAATTAGAATCTGCTATAGGTGAACAAAAAGCACTTATAGAAAATCAAAAGAAAGACTTCCAAGATATATTAGATGCTAACAATAAGATGAATGAGTTAGTAGGTGTATTAAAAAAAGATTTAGAAGATTTAGATAAACGATTTAACAAAAAGAATAGAGATGTTGGTAAGTTAGCAATAGCTAAAACCAAGTCTATTGAAAGAATAACAAACGGTGCAAGTGCGCTGGCTACAAGATGTATAGAAATAGCTAGTGGTGCCAAATTAACAGAGGCAGAGAAAAATGCTACAAAGAAATCTGAAATCAATTCAGAATGTCCTAGTATTGCTAATCCTAAGTATATTCCTTACTAATTGTGCAGGAGTAAAAACATTAGAGATATTTAAAAAAGAAGTGCCTAGGGAAAAACTCAATTTGAACACCCCTACACCACTTGAATTAGAAAATCTACGATGGATTATTATAACTAGTAAGAATGCTGATGAAGTGTTTAAGAAACTAGAAGAACAAGGTATTGATCCTGTTCTATGGGGTCTTACTGATAAAGATTTTGAACTATTAGCAAAGAACTTTGCCAGAA